ATGCTCATGCCGTCGTACCCCCGATCAGGCTATTTTGCACCGCAATGATGCTGTCCAGCGCCGTGTCGATGTCGCCGATCTGGTCAGCCACCGCCTTGACCGATGCCTTGCTTGCCAGGTCAACCACGCCCAGCGGGTCGTACAGCTTGTACACCGTGGTTGTCGCTGCGGCGTATACACTGGTCGGCACCGGGCTGTCTGTGACGATGTGCAGATGACCGGATGCGTCGCCGTAGTATTGGTCAAAGCAGTTGGCACCGTATGTTTTGACCGTGCGCGGGATATACACACGCGCCTCTTTGTACTCAAACGACATCGTCAGTGCATTGCAAGTCAACGAGCTTGCGCCAATTTCCGTCACCGCGTACACCTCGCCGCTTGGGATGCGGATATACGCGGGGATAATCAGCTCTTGCGTTATCCATAGCGCGTTGGCTGTGTCACCGCTGCCATCACCAACCACCGCGTGGTCGCCGGAGACGGATAACTTGATACCGTTGGCACTGTAGGTGCCGTCGCTGTTGGCTGTCGCGTCCACCACGGTATACATAGCGTCACGGATAGCGGCATCGGTGTCTGACTTGGTGTAATAATTGCTCAGGTCCGGCTCCGATTGCAGCGCCTCGCGTACATCCGCGCTCAACTTCGGCATGGTTACGGAGTTATCGGCAAGGTTGTCCTCATCCAAAATCAAATCGGGGATAGTCAGCCCGCTAAAATAGATAACCGAAAACTCCTGCACATATCCACTAGATGACATATCCATCGTAATGCTTGGTGCTGTGCCCGTAATAGTTAGCACCCTGTATGTACGCCCGTTATAAGTTACCGTACCGGCATCGGCACTCGGCTCAGTAGCATCGTGGTAGTCCATAATCTTGCAAGTCACACCGCCATCCCACGCGCTGTCAAAGCAATAATATTGTCGAGACGAATCTGTCAGCGTCCATACCTTGTCACCATTGTCATTAGTTGTGCTGACGATTTGTTCAGCCTTGCCGGTAGTCGCTGATGACACAAAGCTCGTTTTTTTCGGCGTAACTGCACCGTCCTGCATATGATGGGTACCCACCGCATCTCCATTGATCTTGCCGCTGGTCACCGCTTCATATCCCAGCTTATTCGTTGTGACCGCGCCATCGGCAATCTTGCCCTCTGTGACTGCTCCCGCACCAATCTTATTGGTTGTCACCGCGCCGTCGGGGATAGTGTACCCCCGCTCAACATCCACAGCCACCATCCGGCTGTTGGCTCTTTCCAGCTTCAGAATAACGCGCGACTGACCATCACCGAAAAACGGCAGGTCTTTGTACCGCAGCGTCTGCCCGCAGGCATCCACCACGCCAAACGCCTCGCTGTCGTTGGCATAGTTTTGCATCACCGCGTCCGCGTCCATATCCAATCCGGTCGTTTGCAGCGCTGCCCCGCCGAAGGGTCTGGCCATCACATACACGTCGTCCATGTCGTTACCGGTGTAGTTGTAATACAGCACCGCGCCGTTCCCCAGCCGATGCACATACATCGTGTGCAGTATGCCGGTGCGCAGCCCCTGCGCAATCTTACCATCGCTCACAGCTCCATCCGCAATCTTCGCCTCTGTCACCGCGCCGTCCGCCACATCCGCCGTTTTCACCGGGAACTTCTTTTGCAGCGCCGCCACACCGGCGACCGCCTGCGTCAGCATATCGTATTCGTTGCTTGATGAGATCGTATCCTCGCCAAACACATTTTCCAGCACCACCACCCGGAACGCCGTGGTTTTCAGCGTCTCCGGCACCAGATTGCCCTGCGCATCCATCTCCCCGGCATACAGCTCCACCTGCCCGTGCAGCTGCCCGTCCACACTCACCGTCTCGCTGGTGACGGTGTATTCGATCACATCGCCGTTGATCACGCACGGGTTCCAGATATGCGTCCCGTCCGGCTTTTGGATGCTGATACACGCCACATCCACCCCTGCCAGATCCAGCGGCACCCCGTCGTCCAGCAGACAAAACCGCCAAACCCACCGGTTCGCGTCGCCCCGCCTTATACTCACCCGCACCTGCTCTTCGTCCTTGGCAACATCCAGCAAAATATTCTGCACCGCCGCCATCGGCAGCCGTTCAGCTTCCGCCATGTCATCCCCTCCTTTTTCTTCAGCATAGCAAAAAGCGGGTGGATTTCTCCACCCGCCCTGTGCATTATTTTTCTTTCGCCTCCTGCTGCCATTTTTGGTAATGGTCCTTAAAGCTGTACCGGATACCGTATTTGCGCAAAACCGCTTTATCCAGCAGCAGCTTGATCTCCTGCATGCGTGCCTGGTCACCGTCCAGATAGGCCTGCTGATACAGCGGCTTGTAATGCGCCGTCAAGCTGCTTTTAATGCTGCTGATTATCTTCTTTTTCTCCTTGCTGTCAGCCGCATCCTGCACAAAGCTGTCCACAATCACCGCCACACTGTCTGCATCGTCGCCCTCCAGCGCCATCCACATATCGCTTTTGCGGAAACGGCTGGTGCTGCTGCTCTCCTGTTCGTCGTCCTGCTCTTTCCCGGCGCGCTGCGTCCCTCGTCTTATCACATAGTCCTCCATCGCCACCCCTGTCTCTTGGTTCATGTCGATGGCCGACCCTGTCCATCCGCTCGCCTGGTATTCCGATACTGCCTCTTTGGCAACCGCACCCGCCAGCGAATACACATCCTGTATCACCGCGAGCTTGTCCTCGTCGGACATCTGCGCGTACTCCGCCGACCCTATAATACTGCTTAACATCTGGTAGGCCGCCGACCCGCATTTCTTGGAAAGCGCGGTGTATTCCTCTGCCGACAAATCCACTCGTTCTCCGTCGATCTTGATGTATTTGTCCATCTTTTTCGGAAACACCTTGCTTTCGCCGGTGGCATCATACAGCCGCTGCAGCTCCTGTGTCACCGCATCGTCGCTCTCCAGCTTGGAAATATAACTGGGGCTGATAAAGTTTTGGAACGCCCGCACAAGCACATTGCCCTCCACTTCCTCGCGTCCCCATTCGTCCACATACGGCTCCGAAAACAACGATACGACCGGTATCTTGTTGCGAATTTTCTGCAAAAAGTATTGCGTGTTTTTGTTAAGCGGAGAATTTTTGTCAACATATGTCGTCCTCCGTGTATCATCCACCGTTCTGGCGATTTGCCCGAAGATGGTCGGCACCGCCTGCGAAAAATAACTGGTAGTCGCTTCTTCCGCTATAGCGGTCAATTTGTTTCCGCCCTCGGCGTGGCTGATATGCTCCAGCATATTGTTCAGCCCGTCCAGCATCGACATATCAAACATCGGTTCGGCGACGCCGAAAAACACTTGTGTCACATCTCCTACCGTGGCATTTTCATATTCACCGTTCAACACCTTCATGAGCTCGGCTCCCATAAACAGCGGCATCGTCATCGGTGCCGCCCAGTCAATGGTATACGAGACGCCACCCAGCTCCAAGGCATACGGCTGCACACCCTGCAATGCCTCAAAAGCGTTTTCTTTCTCGTCGTCGCCCCATCCGCCTCTCAACACACCCATCGACTGCAGAAGCATACCTAACGCCATCACAATCGTTCCGCTAAGTCCGGAAGCAATCCCATCCACAAAGGCTGCCGCCGTGATCTGACCGGAGCGCACCTTTTTGAATCCCGTTGCCAGCGAATACAACAGCCCCGCCGGGCTGTACTCCACCCCGCGTTTCAATATGTTGATGGGCGTTTTCTTAAAGGGGATCACACCCTCCACCATGATCTTGGCAAATGTATTTTTTTTCGACAGATCATAGATCCAGTTGGCAATTTCCGAAGCGTCCCGATATGTCGCTTTTCTGGCCTCCTGCGCCGCATACTCCTCTGCCGCCGCGATCGTTCGCCGTTGCTGCGCCGTCATCTGGCTCCTATCCTGCGCCAACGCATCGATATCGATTCCGTTGGCTTGTAAATACCCGGCCATCGCGTGGATATAATGGCGTTTCAAAAAGAGCGTGTCTTCCCGTTCGAGCCAATCGCTGTTTTTTCGCCGCAGCGTTTCCAACGCCCCCGTGTTGAACACCTGCCGGCGCGCTTGTATCACATTCTCCGGGTTGTATTTGCCGCCGCCTCTCAGCAGCTTTTGCGTTTCCGGGTCGTCAAAATTCCTTCTTGCATACTCCTTGTAAGCCTCGTCAATCCGGTACGCCTTGGACATCTGCCCGCCGTATCGCTGTACCAATACCCGTTCCAACGGAATCGCTATCGCGTCTTTAAGCCGCACCGCCGGCAAAAACAGAGCGTTACCAATGAAGTTGCGTATATGGGTGCGCGGGTTGGCCAGCATCGCCATATACCGCCATTCGTTCCATTTGTCCACCCATGTGGCTTTCTTGGTCTGCTCCGCTATATCCCAAAGCAGCATATCCGCGATATGCTCCGATTCCTCCGTCGTCTTGGCTTCGGCCAGATCGGTGGCCAAATTCTCGTCGATTTCAATCGGCGTCACCCGCTTTTCCTCGGATACCCCTCTGTTCTTTACCTCAATATCCTGATTTAAGCGATCAACCACCCGCTGCACATATAGCAGCTGACCAAGCCCCGGCATCTTTTTCAGCATCCGCATAGACTGCAGCGCCCGACCGGTGCGCGTTCCCGCCTCCGCCAGTGTCGCCACCAGCTCCATCACCGTTTTGGCATCCTCGTGCTTGGCAGCCGTGTACAGCAGCACCTCGCCCAAAGCAAAGCTGTCCTCCGTGGGCGCTTTGTTTTCCATATCGCTCAAAAAAGAACCCATCGCGCGTTCGGTGCCGTAAGCGCTCAGCTTGTCCTTGGCGCGCTGCACCACTTGCTCGTTGGTCGTCGGTACATACGACAGCGCCTCTTTGACAATTGCTTTGTTCACATCCTCCACCATTTCGGCGTTCAAATGTCCGCTTTCCAGCACCGTCCGCACAAACCGCCGCACCTTCCGGTTTTCCGATGTCTGTTGCGGCACCTGCACCTCCGCTTTCGGATGTTCGCCTTTCGGTATCGCTCCGTATTCCTCCACCATCGCATCCATCTGCTCCCGCGCAGAAAGAGAATACCGAATATCCGCGTTGCTCCCGTCGAAGGTGCCGATGTTGTCGGTGGCGGATTTGATTTGGGTGCTGTCGAAGGTAACGGCGATTCCAAGAGAACCGTCCCGCTTGTACTCAATAACTCCGTCATAGCCAAGCTCGCGCATTTTGTGTTGGAGCGCTTCGTAGCTCAGCCCTTTGGTGTCGGCTCCCGTCTTTTTAGCCACCTGCTCCGCGAGAGATACCGCATCTCCGTTGGATGCATCGTAAACAAACGGTTTTTTGATGCTGAGATAGGCTTTGATGACGCGGCTTCCGAACCTTTCGCTGCCGTCGAGCGGTTTGCTCGTGAAATAATTGCCCTTGCCTAAGGCTTTCAGCCCGTGCCCTCCTTTTTTCACCGCCTTGCTATAGTCGAACACAGTAAAATCACCGTTCTCCGCTTTCGTCCCATGATACATGACCAGCGGCTTTCCGTCCGCGTCCACAACCTTGCTGGCTCTCTCCGGATGGTTCTGCCAATCCCCGAACCAGCGCTTGAACTGTAAAGATTGTGTGACATCCGAAATTTTCCTGTTGACTTTTTGGTCAAAGCTGCGTATAATAGCATTAGAAGCTATCATTTCTTGAAGCCGTATGGGGAATTGCACCCCAGCGCCTATCAAGGTGGTGGCTTCTTTTTTTGCATAATAGATGCCGACATCGCCGCTGTTTTCGAGGGCGATAGCCTCCCGCACCAGCTCCGAAACGTTTCTTTGGTAAGCACTGGACAGCACGTTCACGTCCATGCGTTCGCCGTTGACTGTGCGCTCGGCGGTGATCTCGATGGGCAGCAGCAGGGATTTCCCGGCCTGCCCCACGTCGACGATGGCCACCACACTGTGGGTGCTGCGCATCGGGCTGGCGGTTTTCTTCACGTCCTTTGAGGCGAGAATCATCACCGGGTCTTGCAGTGCGCTGTAGATGTTCTTTACAGCGGCATCGCCCAATCCGTGATAGTGGGTGCCCTTGTGGAAGTTGCCGTCCTGTTTGGCCTCGGACTCGGTCTTGGCGGTGGAATACACGTGGCCGCTGCCGATGACGAAGGGCAGAGAGGGCATACCGAGCTGCTGATACAGTTCCGGCGTGTAGCCGATGATGACACTGCTCGGTGTGGTGTCCTGCATATTGAGGATCTGATCCACTTTGGTCTGATACTGCTGCGTCAGCTCTGCCTGTGTCTGCTCCCGCGAAAAGGAATGCTTTTCCTGCGCACGATTCTCGTCCTCTTCGGATATAATAGTACCGTAAGAATCGATAGCACCGGCCTTTTCCATGGCGATCTGCATCGCTGTTTTTTTGGTGGAATTTTCCACCTTGACTTTTTGGCCGTCATATGCTATTCTTCTTATAGAACCGTACTGGTTCTCCCCCAACGGCAATTGGAGCCTATTCAGGGAGAGCCAGCCATCGGTTCTTTTTTTGTTTGGCTCAATGTATAAAATACTGTTATCGTTGATGTATTTCTGCAATGCCTGCTTGGCATACGCACTGGTCACCACCGAAAAGTCCAAAATGGTTGTCCCTTTCTGGTTGGTCGGCAGCAATTCCAGCGACACCAGCACCGGATGACTTTCTGTCTTGCCGTCCACATCCATCTCGGCATACAGCTCTCCCAGCACCGTGATCCGGCTATCATACTTCGGCTTGCCGGTTTTCTGGTCAATCGCATCCGAAAACTGCACGATCACCGGATGTTCCAACATCGCAGGAATCTGACGAAAAACATCCAGCGTCATTTCGGGATGCTTGCTCATCTTTTGCAGCATCATACCGGAACGCATCCGTATCTCCTGGTTCTTTATTCCTACCGATTGCAGAGCTTTCGATGTGTTGCCAACAGTAAAAACAATATTGGTATTTTTCCCATCCCAATTATCCAGTTGTGCATAAAATCTGGTGTCGATAGAATGGTTCTGGCCGTCCCCCTGCTTCTCCGCCTTTTCCGCGTCAAGCATCACCCGGCGATACAAATCCCGTGTCGTGCGCAGCTGCTTGGTCATGGCGTCTCCGTGCCCAAACCGATTCGCCAGCTTGTTAAACACGCTCTCCACAAAGTTGCGCACCGCCGTGAACAGCCGGCTGCTGTATACCCGCAGCTTCATCGCGTTGTCATATCGACCCTGTATCAGATATTCCCCGCACAAATCCGCAACAATATCCCGTTTTGCTCCGGTCTCGCTCAGCGTCTGACCGTTTTCTTTGTACAACGCGATCCGATCCTGCACCGCCTCTTCCAAATCGGCAAAGCCGTTTTTCTTCAACCAATCCTTCAACAGCTCGCTGCCAAGCAGATAGCTCTGCAAGGACCCGTACAGCTTTGAACGCTCCAAGCTGTGGGTCATCTCGTGCCCCAGCACCGTATAATACCGGCTGGCCTTGCGCGCCATATTGATGTACAAAACGCCGTCCTTTTCGTATCCGTTGACCGTCGTTCCCTCTTCGTAATACAAGATCACCTGCCGGTTCAGCGCCTTTGCCAGCTTGTCTATCTTGTTGATGGCGCGCCCGTTTACGCCTGCCTCCTGCAGCTGCTGCCGCGTGTCGGCATCCACCGGCACATACTGGTGCCGCGCACTGGTCTTTTCCGGTGTCTTCGCCGCTACCTTTTTGGCGGCCTTAACATCTTCCTGCAAAGCGGAACCGCTCGTCTTCTCTTTCTCCTGCTGAATTTCCTGTGCCGTCTGCCCGCTGGTTACTCGTTCCGTTTCTTCCCGCAGCCATGCCTTGTCTTTTTCCATGGTGGTGTTACGGGTGCTGCTATTTTGGATAGTTGCGTCTCCCTTTTCGGCGGCGCTTTTTTCGTTTGCGCCAACCGCAACCGCATTCTGCACCGCGCGGGTGCCCATCTGTTGTGCGCGAACGCCAAGCTCCTGTGCCACCTGTGCAGCGCCCACTCCGGTCGCCGCGCGGGAACGTGCATATTCAAATCCGGTTTGATATTGCTCCACCGGTATCGTGCCGTTATATCCCGACACAAACGCCCGCGCCTGTTTCGTTGTCTTGGTATACGCCTGTGCCGCCGACAACATCGCCGAAAGCCCCGTGTCGGCAATCTCCAAATCGGCAAGCGGCATGGTCGTGCCGTCCGACAGCGCCATCACCATGCCCCCATCTGTCATTTCGGCAATACCGGTCACCGTGACCGGCTCTCCCGTCGACCAAATGGTTGCCTCGTGCCCGTCCGACAGCCGAAAGCCGTCCGTTTTGCTCTGTGCGCCCGTCTGCGCCGCGTCAAAGGAGGGGACTATCTCTTCCCCTGCCGCTGTGGAAACGTCGCCATTTGCCGCGTCTGCGCCCAACTGTGCTCCGTCGTAGTATCTGCCGATAAGATTATCCATCGAAAACGCCGTATCCGCCGCTTGCTGCAGCGCCGTGGCCACGTCCGCCGCGTCTGCGTTCCGGTCGATTTCAATCCCCATCACCTGCTCCACAGCCGCCCGCGCACCATCCCTGCGGCGTACTCTGTCTGCCTGGGAAATAGACAACTCCTCGCCATTCATCAACCGGTCGGCGATCGCCTTGGCATCGGTCTGGCGCAACCCGCTTTGGGTCAACGCCCCCGAAAGCTCGCTGCCGGTCTGTTTGGCATAGGCTTCCACACCGCTGCGGAACATCGTGCCCGTTTCGCGCGCTAACAGCGTGCCGCCGTTGTTGGCTTTCTCCAAAATCTTTTGCGCCTGTTCGTAAGCGCGGCTATTCTCCGGAACATATTCCAGCGTAAACTGCGCCGCCGCCGGAGCCATTCCGCTGTAATTTAAGATAGCGCCTTGTGCTTTGGTCACTCCACGCCGCTGCACCCGGCTGATGACATTTGCCCCCGCCGAAAAAACGCCGCCGGAAAAAGCACCGCCTAAAAACGATGTGCCAATCTGCGCCGCAAAGTCCTTCATCGCTTGCCCGATTGCTTCGGATTCGGTCATCCCCTGTGCCATACTGTCGTCAATGCTTTGCATCAGCGCCGACTGATTCCCGTTCACGATCTGGTCGGAAATGGCGTTGGCAAGGTCGGTAAAAACCTCTTCGCTACCCTCTACCCCCATCTGCGTCAACGCCTTCTTGATCTTCGCCTCCACGGTTGAGGCGGGCGAATCCAGAAGCTTCTTAACCTCGGACAAATTTTCCAGACTGATTTTTTCAAAAGCCACCTCGGCCATACCCGCCAGCAATCCGGTGGTATACGCCGCCTCGTCCGAAAGCCCGCGGTCTTTTCCTTCCTGTATGGCGCGCGCCGCCGACCCGCTGCCCATAATCGCCAACGTCAAATCCGGCATACCGGTCGCGGCTCCCACACTGATCGCCGCCGCCGAATCCACCGTACTCATCATGGAATCATAGATAAACCGGCCAAAATTGTTGTCAATACCGGCGGAAACACCGCCCCTTGCCGTGTCTCCCACATCCAGCAAAAAGTGTCCCACCGAACGCCCGGTGTCCAATCCGTCTCCCAGCAATTGGCTGGCGGTATCCTCTCCGAATGCGACCACACCGCCCACCAAATTCAGCGGCACAGAGGCTACCGTTCCCGCCGCTTTGGCCAAAAAGCTGTCGCCATATAGCTCCTGCATCATCTCCGCCTTGGCATCCGATGCGTTTGTCTGGTTCACATAAGCGAGCAGCTCGTTCTTGTTTTGGTACCGGTCGCCGCTTTGGGCGCTCATCTGCTGCGCCATGGTTTCAATATCCTGCCAGCTGTATCCCTTTTGCACCAAATACCCGACCTGTTTGCCGGCGCCCCAGCCGGAACGCCCCAAATAATCCATATCCGCCTGAAACATCGGGCTGTCTTTGGAATAGGCATACGCCACCTTGTCCTCGTCCGAAAGCGCCAGCATCTTCTGCCTTTCGCTGTCCCCCTCGGCCTTGTAATCCTCGTAAGCGTTATATAAGCGGCTGTATTCCTCCTGCAGTGTGGGAATCTCTTTCTGCGCCTGTATGCTCTCCTGTGCGTTGCGGGAGGCGGCGCGTTTTTTCGCATCCTCCAACGCTGCCTTTGCCGCGTCCACATCCTCGTTTGTCACGGGGGCAAACGCCTTTTCAATCGCTTGTGTGGCGCTCTTCGTCCGGGTGTTGTCTATATCGATTGACTTGCGATATTCCATGCTTTGGCTGATCGTCTTTTTGTCGCTGCGCGCTTGTTCAATTGCACTTTTCACCTGTTCCAGCTGTTTTTCCAGCGTGGAAACCTTCGACTTGTCCGCATACGGGTCGGCTTTGATTGCCGCAATATCCTGCATCAGCTTCCCCTCTTGTCGGACATTCTCCCGAAAAGTATCCTCCGCCTGGGAAAGCGCATTCTCCAGCTGTTCCTGCGTTTTGCTTTTGGCAAGAGAATATGCCCCTTTTTGGAAAGTATTCTCCTGAACCGCTCCCAAATAGTCGGCATAGCTGTCCCATTGCTCCATCGCCTTATTCCCGTTTTTCTTGTTCCAATAAAAGGTGTATGGATCGGCAACCTCCAGCCCTTGCGTCTTTGCCGATTCTTTTGTCTCGCGATAAGCACTGGCGTTCTGCTTATTATCCCGAAAGGCATCCAGCGCCGCCGTGTTCTGCGCCAATATTCCGTCGATTCCCTGGATGATCTTGTCCACCTCGTCCTGACCGTACACATCGGCATCCCGTTTTAATCGGGTCTTTAACCAATCCGCCTGGGTAAGCAAATCCTCCTGTCTATCTGCCGCCGTGGTATACGCGCTGTCGGTATCCTTATCCGATTGCCCGGCACCGCCATTTTTTTGCCAGTCGCTGTAAGCACCGGATACTCCCTTGCTGTCGTTGTACCACTGCTTCAAATAGGTTTGCATTTTGCCCGATGTGCGGGCAGCCGCCTGCTTCCGGAGCTGTCTGTCATATTCGTTCAGCAGCTCTTCTCCGCGTGTGGCCGTTTGCTCGTTTTCGGTCTGGCTGGTTTCTCTGCTCTGGCGGCGCTTTTTGTCGTAAGCGTCCAAAATATCATATCCGTTCATATTGCCAACCCTCCTCGGCTGCTCATTTCTTATTTCTTGTATTTCTTCCGCATCGCCTGCAAATACTGGTCGTATGTGCCGTATTTTTTCAAATCGCTGTTGTTTCCACGCGAAAATTCACTTCTGGTGCGAATCGAGGTGTTCCCCGTTTCCTGCACCACCTGCTTCCATGTCAACGGTCCGTCATCGTCCTCGCTGTCGGTGCTGCCTTTTTTGGAAGTGGCGCGTGCGTACAGCTGTACCATCTGATTCTCCGTGATCGCCCCCGCGTCGTATTGGGTGCTTAAATATTTTTTAATATCCGTGAGCGACGCGCTGTCGTCGCTTAAATACTCGTTCATATCTCTGGTAATGTAGGTCGGAATACTGGTCTTCTTGGATGAAGAAGACGACGAAGACGAATAGGCTTTGGCTCTGTTGATTTTTTCGCTGGCCTTGTTGGCACGAATGGTTTCGTTAAGCTGATCCCGCTGCAACTGGTTGGCAATCTTTTTCTGTGCCACCTGATAGGCGTAGTCGCGCTTGTCTTTGGCGTCGTTCCATTCGTAGTCGCGCGTGTTGGTATACAACCCGGTGTAATAGTCGCGGTTGGTGTTGTAATCCCCCACCGTGTCGCGGTACCGGCTGTAATTCCGGTTTTCTTTGTCGGTCAGCATGCTGAGGTCGGCGCGCTTTTGCGCCAAATCGTTTTGATAGCGATTATATGCCGCGTCGTAAAGCTCCGGTATCATATTGTTGAGCTGTGACAAATATTGCTGGTACGCCTGGTTTCCCGCCGTCGCGGCGTACGAGTTGCCGTACCCGCCGGACAGCGCCGCCGCGCCCGCCTGCGTGTCCAGCATCGCCATCTTGCCCCCGCGCACATACTGGTCTTTGTAATTCTGGTAAAACGGGTCGGTGTTAAAGTCGTAGGAAAACTCCTTGCGGTTCAACACGTTGTTTTCCGCCGCCGCAATCTGGTTTTGCAGCGTTTTATCCGTCTGGTAGCTGTTCGGTGCTTTCAACCCGTTCAGCTGTTTTTCTATATCGGTCAATTTTATCGCCATGGTCTGCTCCTCCTCTTTGTTTGTCTATCCCCACCATAACAAAAGACGGGCAGAAATCTCCACCCGTCCTGTCAATTCCTTTTGGTGCCGCTGTGTATACACTCCTCCAACGCCCTCTCACCACTGTCAATCCCTCTCCATCGCTTGTATTTCAAGGTAATGGCGGCAATTTTTTCGAGAACTTTTCTTGACAATGTGTATCCGTTTGTGTACAATATATTTGCAACTAAGCAGTAGTTGCAAAGGTGGTGCTGGATTGGGTAAACAACTGGAAAAGGCAATTGAGCGGTTAAAGTCTTTACCAAGGGACTATACTTATACAGAAGCCAAAAGCTTGCTGCAACAATTGGGATATGAAGAATATAATAAAGGGAAAACCTCTGGTTCGCGTGTAATATTCATCAAAGGTACCCACAAAATAGATCTTCATAAACCGCATCCCGGCAACGAAATGAAACTGTATAGTGTCCGCGACCTTAAAAACAATCTGGAAATGGTGGGAGCAATATGAGAGAAAATCTGCTAGAGTACAAGGGATATTCTACCGTAATCGAATACAGCGCCGAGGATATGGTTCTCCATGGAAAAATCGAAGGGATCAACGATCTGGTTACCTTTGAAAGCGAATCCGCCAAGGACATTGAAAAAGAATTTCAAGCGGCAGTAGACGACTATTTGCAGATGTGCCAAGAATTAGACCAAGAGCCAAATAAAGCATATAGCGGCAATTTTAATGTGCGCATCAGCCCCATGTTGCACAAGCAACTGGTCATGAACACTTTGCGAACGGGCATGACACTCAACAAAACGGTCGCCTTCGCCATTGATGAATACCTAAACAATTTTTCCAAATCCACACTCGACAAAATATGGAAAGCTGTTTCGACCGCCTCTGCCAACGCGTGCAGCCACCCCTGTACCGTATACAATTCGGCAAACACACAATCCAGCAATTGGAACATTTTACCCCAAAGGAGAATGATCTATGTTTCTTGATTATTTGAAAGACGAGTATCAATTCGCGTTATATAATGTTCACTATGATCTGGTGAAACCGGAAGGCGGTACAGAACTGGAATTGAATATTTCGGACGATCTATCGTCTGATATTGTGGATGGCACACTGCATATAATAGTCACCCGTACCGTGTCGTTCATTCCGGCTGCTCTGTATACCGTTTCTGTCAAATACACACTAAGTATTCCTTTCAAAGAGGATGTCGACCCTTCCGCGTTGACAATCGATTGGTCAAAGGAATTTACCGAACATGAAAATGCATATTTAAGCAATATCATGAGCCGCGCCTCACATATCATCGCTGCTATCACTTCGTCCGGCGGTCAACCCCCTATTATCACTCCCCCCGTTTTTATGCCAAACAATTGACCAATACCAAAGCAATAAGCCCTATTCTGTTTACACAGGATAGGGCGTTTTTATTTCCCAATATTTCATCTTGCCATCTCCGAGGCTCTCCCCCTCGAAACAATGTATTTTCCCCGCCGTGCGCCATCCTTCCCCTTGCCTGAACACCCGTAGAAACTTCTCAAGCCTTCCCCTTGAGGTAATTCCCCCGCGCGCGGGGGAAATGTCGGCAGCGCCGACAAAAGGGGCCCGTCTTCGGGAGAAAAAGGGGGCCGCCGAACGGCGGTGGATGAGGTGTCAAAGCCCCACACAAAAAACCGGCGAGCACAAGCCTCCCTTGTGTAAAGGGAGGTGGCACGACCAAAGGTCGTGTCGGAGGGATTGTCACATCCCACTACAACCGCGCTCCCTCACCCCAGCAGCACCATCCCGACACCGTACCCGCGATACAACAGCGTGTGCCACCCGGCGGACAAGGTGCCCACCGCCTGTCCGGCACTGTCCACCACCGCCTCGGCACCGCCGCCCACCGGATACACCCGCACCTGCTCCACCGCGCCGCCCATATCGTCCACCTGCAACGACAACAGCTGCCCGGCTTCCACCTCCACGGGATAGGTCGCCTCAAACCGCGTCCCGTTCCATGTGGCGGACGCTTTGGCGGGGATCTGGTGGTTTTGCAGCATCGTGTTCACCTGCTGCACCATCGCGTTCACCGCCTCTTCCGCGCGCTGCGCCGCCGCCACCGCTTCCCAAATGCTCTGGCTGCTCTCTTCCATCCCGCGCACCTGCCGCGACGCGCTGCGCGCCGCATCCTGCACATATTGCAGCTGCTGGTTGTAATCGCCGGTCATGTTTTCGCTGTCCAGATTCCCCAGCACAAATTCCAGCTGGTCGTTCATCTGGTTGAGATACTTCGCCATCGCACTCATATCCCCGCCGGAAAACCGCCCGTTGTTATAAACTGCCACGCAGCTCACTCCCCTGCTCCATAATCAAGATCATGGCGTACAACCGGCAATCGCCGGTGCCCTCCAGCCGCAGCCGCATCTTGCCGCAGCGGCGCGGCACCAGCGGCAGCGTCATCGCCCGGCGGCTGGCACCGGCACTGCCCCAAACCTCCTGCCATGCCATCTCGTCGTCGTATCGCAGCAGCACCCGCACCCGGCTGCGCGCCGCGATCTCCATCCGCAGCCGAATCTGCGATACCGTCAAATTGTCCATCGTGGTCGCGTCGATGTCGCCGGTCTCGGCATACCATGCCACCGGCCCCGATACCTGATGCTCTGCGCGATAGTTTCCGCTGGCGCTCCCGCGCGGTGCATACCCTGTGCTGTCGCCCATGCTGATCAGCCGGTATTTCCCGTCCGCGTTTTGGCGGTAATAATACAGCTCCTCGCCCACATCAGCGCAGCAGATCATCTGCGTGTCGTCCTGCCGGTGCCAGCAACCCCGCCGCGGGTCAAACACAAACATATGCCACCAGCCGTAAAGCTCCTGCATCGAGATCACATACCGGTGATCCCATCGACCGCCTACCGCTCCTTGGTACATCCCGCTGCCCAAATCCTCCGAAATGCGCTGCGGCATATTCCCGTCGTAAGCGTACACCCCGCCCACGCCTTTGTAATACAGCACCTCTTCCACCAGCGCCAAGCTCTGGTCACTGCCCTTTTGCACTCCCGGCGCGTGCACGGTCGAAATCTGAAAATTGGATGGCTTGGAACCATATACCTTGTGGATCAGCCCCTCTTTGAAAAACAGCACCGAGCTTCCGTAAGCGCTCGCGCCGGTAAAATCTCCCGCCGTGCCCACCGTCGCGGCGTAGCTGTCACCTGCCACCCCCATAAAGCAGTTCCAGTTGGTGGGGTCGCCCAGCTTGCTGCAATAGATTTCGTGTTTCGCCGAGCTGCACCCCCAAAGCCGGTTGCCCATCTCCACCACAAAATCCATATCCGGCACCACCCGCTTGACCGTCACTGCGCCGCTCGCCGACCCCTCGCTGCCCAGCAGCCCGGTGATCACAATGTAGTCATCTGCCACATCCCACAGCACCGTGTCGCCGTCCAGCCCGTATTTCGCACCGGTAATGGTCACCCCGTCGTACACCGCAAATCCCTTGCCGATGCCCTGCTGTGCGATCTTGACGTAGGTGGTGGTCACCGCCACCCACTTTTTGTCGGTGGCGTCGTATTGCTTGAGCGTCATGCTGGTGGTATCCATCCAGTAGGCGCCGCCTTGCGGGTCGCTCGGGGCGGTCGCGCCGGTGGTATAGTTGATATCCACCGCCCCCGCATCGCTCAACCGGCAATACCCGTATTTCTCCTTGGTCGGATACACCGTCGTTGTGTTTTCCAACCGGGTCAGCGTGCCGTCGCTGGTGTTGAACGCCACCTTGGACGGAAACACCACCACCTGCGCTCCCATGGATACCATCACCGGACGCGCCCCCACCGGCATGGTCAGCAGCGGCACCTCGCCGGTTTTGTTGTCGCTCGATTGCTTGCCTTTGCGCCACCACCATTCCCCGCGCATCAGCCGCATTTCCACCGTCTGGTCGTCGGTCTCGCTGTCCGTTCCCTTTTGGCACGCCAGCAGCTGCCAAAGCTCGTCGCGTCCCACCAGCGCCAGCGGCTTGTCCACATCGTATACGCCAGTCTCGCCGGTCATCCGCTGCCCCAGGTTCTCCGCCTGTGCCACCTCGCCGCGTTCCCCGCGCACCGCCATCGCCGGGTAATGATCCGCCGTCAACCCCTGCATATCCGCAAACTGGTTCGGCTGAATCTCCTCGGTGCGGCAAATACCGCCAAACGCGCTGATCACCTGCTGCGTGCGGGTCAGCTCGCCCATATTCGGTCGTATCATACGCTCTCCTCCTTGTATTGTACATACGCCGGGTAATGCCCGCTCACCAGCCGCAGCCCGCACCTGATGGTATCCCACGCCCCGCCGTCCTCGCCGGTATCCTCCCAGCATAGCAGCGTGTCGCCGCTGCCCATCTCCGCCGAAAAATGCTCTATCTGCGCGCGGTCATACGCCTCCTGCAAGCAAGCGTTCAGCGTGCACAGCAGCGTCGATACCGCCGCGCACACCACATCCTGCCCGGCGGGCGCGTATCCCGCGTGCCCCACCGCCGTCAGCGTGTGGCGCGTGCCCTGCCGCATGTGTGTGATCGTGGTCATCTTGCCGCCTCCTTTGGTGTACCATTATTGACCCATTGCGCGGTTGCGTGCCGTGTCCGGCTGCACCGCCGCACTGTCTGCGACCGCCCGGCTCATCGGGTCATCCCCGCCGGCGGTGGCGGGTGCCGCTGCCTGTGCCGCGCCCGCTCCGGTAATCGGGGGCACCAGCCCCGCCGCCTGCATCACCGTCGCCATCTGCATCATCTGCGCCTGCATCTGCTGCAACTGGTCAAACATCGTGCCGTTTTGTGCCACCCGCTGCATCACCGCGTCCTTGCCCTCGAAGTCCATCATCTCCATGCACCCGAGCGCCTGGTCGGCATATTGCGGGTTGAAAAAGCCCATCCCGTAAAACTCTTTGGCCATCTCGTTTTGCGACACCCGCGAAAACGCGTTGGCTTTCTGCGCCCGCACCTTGATGTCGAACACCGGCATCCGCATCCCCATATCCACGCCGTACATGCTGTCCTGCGGGGTCGGCTGAATACCGCTGTTGCTGTACGATACAAATTCCTCCTGCCCCATCGCGCCGGTAATGCGGAACTGCCGCGGCTCGTCGTAAAACTGCCGGATCAGCTCCAAGATCAGGTAACACTCCTGCACAAACGCCCGGTAGCTGGATTTCAGCATATCGCGGCTGAGCTTGCTGCCCGCCTCCTGCAACGCGGCGATCGCGCTGGCGGCGGTCACACCACTATTGGTGCCGCCCTGCGAAAAGTCGCGGTTGCCGCTGGTCTCCTTTAGCTCGTCGATCTTCAACTGCATCATCTGCACATTGATGCTGGCGATCGGGTTGGGCGGCAGCTCGCGAATGGAATCCTCCCCCAAGCCGCCCTGCACATGAATCAGCTCGTTGTTCCAGTCGGCGAATTCCTCTTCGTTCACGGTACCCTCCGCCCGCACAAAATACCGCTTGCGGCTCGCCATCAACGCCGATTTCATGGTCGCCTGCCCCAGCTTGTCAATATACATCTGGGTGTCCTTCATCACGTCAATATACCCGAACCCCGCGGGCGACCCCTCCTCGGTGAACAGCACATCAAACACGAACGGGTATTGCCCGTGGTCGTAAAAGCCGCGTTCGCGATACGCGTCCTCGTTTTCGCTGGCATACAGCACCTCGTCGTCCACAAACTGCACATAATGCAGCACCTGCCGTGTGCCGTCCCACAGCTTATAGTACCAGTCCACCACCGCCGACTTGTCCGCGGTGTCCACCGTGTCGTCGTAAATATACTGCGCCACCTCGATGCTGGGGGTGCCCAGTTTGCCTTTCAGCTGCGGGTACCGTCCCTCCAGCACCTCGTTGTTCACCAGCTGCACATGAAACAGGTTTTGCGACCGCTGAATATCGGTCACCCCCGGCTCCCAAAACAGACTCAGCAAATCCACCTTTTCCACTGCCACATCGCCCAGTCCGCCGTATTTGGTCTTGTCCCAAAACACGCCTTTCACACCGGTGCCGGTTTTCAGCTTGTACCACCAGGCATCGGAATAAGTCTGCTCGTACTGGTTTTGCTCCAAGATCACCGGCAAAATGCTGCTCAGCGATTGCGCATCCTGCCGGTCGCCCTCTTCGCGCGGCAGCACCGACGGCTCCGGATAGTTGTCCATCGCGTCGGCGTGCTTGTTGGCGATCGAGTTGAACAGCCATGCCGAGGTGGGCTCGATCTCCCGCTGCGGCTGTCCCTTGCGTATCTGCTCCCAGTGCCGCAGCTTCCACCACTGCTCATTTTCAATGATGCGATGCTCTAGATGCGCCTTGCCGCTTTTGTATTTCAGCAGCGTGTCCCGCGCCTTTTGCACCTCTTCCTTGCCGATGCGCCCCGGTGTCGGTGCGGGGGCAGCAACCTGCTCCACCATCCGCACACCCCTGCCGCGTGTGCCCGCTCTCTCGGCGGGTGCCATCGGGTCAGCCATGTCTCCCGTGCGCTCGTCCGGCATCCCGCCCGGCGCGCCAGCGTCCTGCTCTATCTCTTTCGGTACCGTCGCAACCTCGCGCGCCAGCTCCTCCGGTGCTTCTTTGCGTTTTCTTCCCATCGTCGTCCCCCCACAAATAATCTTTTCTCCACCATAACAAAAAGCGGGGGATCATCTCCACCCGCTTCGTAAAAATGTCCCCCTCCTGAAACAGCGCAGAATCCTCGCAAGCCTTCCCCTCAAGGGGAAGGTGACGCGGCTTTACGCCGTGTCGGATGAGGTGTCACTCTCCCCTTGCTCACACTCGCCGCGTCGGATGAGGTGGAAAAGCGGATGCTTTCTGTATTCAGCGGCGTGCGCAAGCCTCCCTTGTGTAAAGGGAGGTGGCACGACCAGAGGTCGTGTCAGAGGGATTGTCCCATCACCAATCCCACCCCCGCCGCGCTCCCTCACCACACCCGCGTTTCCCGCACACCCGCCGGTCGTCTGGTGCGGTTGATATGGTCGGCATACGCCGCAAACGCCTCGTTAAACATCGCCGCGCTGTTGTTGTACCGCCCGAACTCCGCGTTGTAATAGTCCACCTGCGACTGCAAATACAGCGGATACAGCTCGTCGTAAGGCTCCTCCGCCAGCAGCGGACGGTCAATATCCCCCTCGCCGTATCCAAAAAACGCCTCCGGTTCCGGCTCGTGGGTGCGCAGCACCTCCTGCTGCACCCGCCCGTCCAGCCGCGACAGCCACCGAATCTTCTCCTGCGTAGTGTATTGGTTGGGCTTCACCGCATCGCATCGGCTGATCGCCTCGCGCAATGTCATGGCTTCTCCTCCTTTCGCATACAAAAAACGGGCGGAAGCTCGCCCTCCGCCCGTCCTTGTGCGTTTTATTTCTTGTGCTGGCCGTATTCGCGTTCCAGCTCGTCCACCATCAGCGCCGCGGCCTGATCCTGCCGCTCGCTGTGTTCCAGCACCTCCGCCACGCAGCGGGGCACCTGCACCGTCTTACCGCGCTGGATCTGGTAGTTGCGTCCGTTGACAGACACAAACACATCATCCTTGTAGTTGCCGTTGTCCTTAAACAGCTTGATGCTCACCATCTCGCCCCACGGGTCGGTTTTCTTTTCGGGTTCTTTCTTTTCGGTCGCCATACGCGCCAGTCCTCCTTTTGTCGGTTATCAGTTGGCCGCCGCCGATGCGCTGAAGGTCGAGCAGCTCTCGATGCGCACCATGTATTCCTCCACCAGCCGCTCGGACACCTTAATGGCTTTCCAGCCGCAGGACGAGCGCTGGTTCAGCGGGTCGTCGCCGTATCCCAGCTGCTTAACGATATGCTGCAAGCCGCCGCCTGCCACCTCGGTGGTGCCGTAAGCGTGCGCCCCCATCACCAGTGTGCCGTATACCGACAAATAGGTGGCGGGCGTGTCGCCGCTTTGCGCCGTTTTCACCGGGCAGGTCGCGTCGTTCCAGATCTTCGCCTCGGTGGATTCCACAAAACGCACACCGCCGATCTTGCCGATCTCGCCCTCGTAGATGTTGTCGGGGGTCGCGTACTTGTGCGCGTCGATCCACTCCTCGCACCGCATCAGATCATACGCCACATCGGGGTGGATAATGGCGACATACTCGTTGCCGATCTTGTCGGCGTTCATGGCTTTCAGTTGCCGTGCCGCACGATAGATCAGATCCACCGTCAGCTTGGCATCCGCCGCCAGCCCGGTGCGTGTGGTCACCTCGGTCACCGTGCCGGAAACCGTCTTGGGCGCGTAAATCACGTTGGTGCCGCCCGCCAACACCTCGCGGGTCACGGTGTCCAGCGTGCGCCCCGCCTGGCTGCCCAGCAGCTTGGTCGCCTGCACCACATTGTTGTCGATCGCGGTCAGCTCCAGCACATCCGACAACTGGATCCAGTCGCCATACTGCGCAATGGTCGCCGTCTGCGCGGTCACATTCAGCTTGTTGCCATCGGGGGTCACACCCTCGGTGATCGGCGTAGTCGCCTTGCCAAGCGGGCTGTATTTGCGGAACTCGATGGTTTTACCGCCGTTTTTGGGGATAGGGTACTTGTCCGCAAACTGGTCGTGCACCAGCTTGGGCTGCGCCATATCCAACAGCCGCTTTTCGTAGTAGGTTTTCATCTCGGCCGACAGCCCGGACGATCCGGTGGTCTGGGTCTCGGTCGCAAACAGTTGCAAATTAAAATACAGTTCGTTCACTGCGTTCTCCTTTCCGCGGAGATTACAGCACAATGCGCTCTCCCCGCAATACCCGTCGTTCAATTTCTTCCCGTTCGGCTTTGGTCATCCGGTTCACGTCGGTTTTGGTCACTGCCGCCGCGGTGGAAGCCAGCCCGTTTTCGGTCGGCCGCATCCCCCGCGCCTGAATGTCCCGCACCACCGATTCGCGCGTTTTCTGCACCGCGCCTGCCAGCGTCTGGCGCATCACATCGTCCCGGTGGATCACCTCGTAAGCCGTCTGCATATCAATGTTGTTCTGCAAAAGCTGCAAAAAGGTGTCGTTCTGGCACTCGGCCTGCAAATCAAAGTCGGGATACGTTTCCTTCAGCGCGTCCGCCTGCTGCATCCACTGGGAATAGGTCTCTCGGGCGCCCTCCTGCCGCTGCTGCTCCTCTGCCGCGCGGCGGAACGCCTCGTTCTCCCGTTCGATCTTCTTGAACTGCTTTAGCTGCTCCACCGTCATCCCGCGGTCAACGGCTTCCTGCTCGTAGTAGGAATCGTCGTCGTCCAGCGCCGCCAACAGCTTGTCCGGGTCGCTCTCCCCGTACTTGGCGCTCAACCGCTCCAAAATCGGTCGCAGCTTTCGGTCCTTGTCCTCCAGCTCCTTGGTCTGCTTAAAGCGCCGGTCGATCAGCTTTTGCGTTTTCTCGGCATATAAGTCCTTGTAATCCGTCCCGATCAACCGCTCAAACTCTTCCCGCCGCGCTTTCGCCGCGTCCATCACCACCTGTTCGCCTGTCTCCGCCCCGGTGTCAGCGGAACCGCCTGTTGCCTCGCCGGACGCGCCCGCTGCTCCCTGCGCTCCTGCTCCGCCGGCGGAAGCCGCACCGCCGTCGAACAAAAACAGGTCAAGCCACTGCGCGTGTTCTCGTTGCTCGTTCATGTTGAGCCCCTTTCCTCCATGGCCTCTCACCAAGCCGGGGCGTTCCCGCCCTAATCTCATGGCCTTCCACCAAGCCGCCAAGCTCCCCGCTCGTTGCCTCTATTGTAGCAACCGCCTTTTCGCTGCCTCAACCCGCCGCGCAAAAAATTTTTTTGCGCGGTCAAACCATGTAAAACCGCATCCGCCCGCCCTCTGCCTTGTGCAGATCCAGCGGGTCGTCTCCGCGCGGTACCGGCGCGGTGTGCGGCCGCGGCGAGATCGGATTGTCCATCAGCACATACCGGCACTCGTCGTAAATGTGATCCTCCTGAGTGGTGTCGATATCCTCCACCCGCGCCTGGTCATATACCAGCGACGGCAGCGTGCGAATAAAGTGCTTGCAGGTGGAAAACACCTGCAACATCGGGTCGCCGCCCTCGTCAAACGCCAGCCGGTAGTGATATTGCATCTTACCGGCGATCCGGGTGTTGTCGCCCCCGTGCCAATACACCATGTTCGGCGGCTTTTCCATCATCCGCGCCACGCTCTCACCCCGGCTCTCGTCAAAAATCGACGGGTCCGCCACACCGGTGATGGTGCGCCCCATCAGGTTGGGATCCTCCGCCTCGATCCTCTTGATCTCGCGAGCGATCTGGGTCGGGTCGATCTTTACCCCCTCGTTCGGGGTGCCGGTACAGCCGTAATACTCCGCGATCCGGTATAGCTTGCCGTTGGTGTCCGCCGCGTACCACCCCACCGAAAACGGCTTGGCATACCCAAAGTCGAAACCCCGCCAGATGCGCCAGTGCTTGGGAATCGGGAACGGGTCGATCACGTGTGTCCACACCCGGTCGGCATAATGCGCCGGGTCGTTGCGCCACTCGCGGAACACCTGCCCGTCAAAGCTGTCCCAGCTGCCGTACAACAGCGCCTGCTTTTCCGCCTCCGGCATCATCGCCAGACTTGCCAGGTATCCGGGATCGTTGCGCAGCAAAATCTGGTTGTCAAACACCGTCGACGGCACAAAAATCCGCCGTCTGGTCATCTCCACCGCCTGCCCGTCCGGCGATATCACCGTGTATTTGTCCTCGATCGGGGTCATCGGCGGCGCCGCTGTGATAAAACGGTCTTTGACCCATCCGTGCCCCACCCCGCCGGGGTTGCAGGTCGCCCGGATATACACCCGCGTCCCTGCGCCGCTGGGGCGGTTGCGGGAAAACAGATAGCTGTACTCGTCCCATGTAAAATGCGTCAGTTCATCAAAGCCCACAAAGTCGTACCGCTTGCCCTGGTAATTTATGCGGTCTTTGGTGTGCTGCATCGCCCCGAAATAGATCTTCGCGCCACTCGGGAACTCCCAAAAATGCTGGCTGCCGTTGTACCGCGCCCGTGGAAACGCCGCCTTGTACAGATCCCGGCTGCGGTCGATCAGCTCGGACAGCTGTGGATAGGTCTTGCGGAACAAAATCGCCCGATAATGCGGAATATGCACCTGCCTAAGCGCCTCCGCCAACAGCGCATCCGACTTCCCGCCGCCTGCCGCCCCGCCATACAGCGCCTCGTATTCCGGCCGCTGCTGAAACAGCCGCTGCTTGGGCTGTGGCTGCCATATCACCCGCTGCCCCGTGCTCATCGCGTCGCCTCCGTTTCCGCTGCCGCGCCATCCACGCCTGCTGCGTCCTCCTCCGGCAGCACTGCGCCAATCT